GTTTCGTTGGTAGTTTTAATGTTATCTTCTATAATCTTAAAGATTATTTCTCTATCTTGATAACTTAATTGATATGCTTCGTCTAGAGTAACACCACCACGCATACCCCAACATAATTTATAAATTGATTTCTTTAAGGCTTTTGAATCTTTGTCGAAGTCATCTAACATACGAGTTATTGACTCATTGTCTAGACTCAAAAGCCTTAGGCGAAAAAACTTGATTGTTCAAATACCAATGGAGTAGTATATGCCTTGCCACATTCATCTTGGTCACAATTCACATCGACCTTTTTAAGTGGACTTTGATTGCCTATTTCTTCGATTCGATTTTTAACAGCATCCCAAACGCTTTTATTACAGTTCTGAAAAAATTCGTCAATCTGAACTCGATCTTCTACTACTATGCCATCATCGGTTTTAATGGCTGCAATACTTTTGGTAATTTGCTCTATGGTCAAATCCAACAGCTTTTTGAATAATTGATTAAATTTTACAATTTTCTCTTCTTCACTCATGGTTTCATCTGATACCACTGCTAATATTCTTTGTTGTTCAAAGTTTTCGATACTGGCTCTGTTAAATTCTTTGTAGCTCTGCGGCTTTAAAAACAGTTCCAGATCGTCTACTAGTACCGAAGTGTTGAAATCTGGACATTGTATTTGTGCGCTCAATACGCCTAGATCTACAGAATGTTCGTTTTTGGTGTTGCAGTGGGGACAAACACTGACAAAATCCATTTTACTGCCATAAGTTGCTTGTCGTATGGCAATTAAAACTGCATCTAAGTCGGCCGCAGGCATCAACCAGGCATTTTTAATATTGGGCACACAGCTTTGTATCACATCTACTGTGCTTTGACCGTTGAGCAGTGCGTCAGGAGTTTGCAAAGTAAGTTCATCCTTGGCTGTCATTGCATAAACAGGCAATTCTTTGGTAGCGGGCATACTCAGTGACCCTTCTGGCCACCATTGACCACCTGTGGGCAGTTTGATATGAATTTGTGGCTGGCGAAAATGTTTGGCCAAGGGGTTTGATGAATTCATCATGATTGATTCCAATAAATATAATAATACTTATCTGGTAAAAAACACTGTTTTAAAATATGGCTGATCCAACACAACAATTGCAGCAAATGCTGAACAACGCTGAATCCAGTTTCGGCGGTTTGAATTCTGCCGGCCAACAACTGGCTTCTGCACTACTTCAAGCAGCCAAGGCAGGAAATACCCAAACAAATGCGGCAACTGCAACTTCGCAGGCACTGGCTCAGCTGACAGCAAGAAGCCAATCTGTCACTGCTGGCTTCACTACCATTGGCGGAGCATTTGTTGGGTTGATAAATCAGGCAACCATTCTAACCGCAGGCATATATGGCGCCGACAAAGCATTTACCTCAGTAATACCTACTGTGGATGCGTTGGCTTCCGTTTTTGGTAAAATCATTACTGGCTTTGGTGAACTAGGTGGTGGTATTCGCATATTTGGTAAAGCTACTGAGGGCGTTGCTAAGATACTCAATGCTGGTCTAGATATTGTAACAAATATTTTAAAGTTTCAACTTGAAACATCGCAAAAAGTTGCTGATCAATTTATTTCATCAGCCAAAGCTGGTGCAATGTTTGGTGGTAGTATTTCTAAACTAGCCTCGGAGGCTGCCAGGGCCGGAGTGCCTATACAAAATTTGGTCAAAGTAATAACCAACAATGTTGAAAGTTTGTCTAAATTAGGATTAGGGCAACAATCTGCCGCAGTAGTAGTTGCGGGCATGACTAGAGAAATATTTGACTCTAATAGCGCACTGCGAGCATTGTACGGTAATTTTGATGAATTATCCACTGGTGTAGCTGACTACATGGCATTACAGGCTCAACTGGGTCTGAATGCAGTAAGAGATTATGCTGTGAATAGAACAGCAGCTACAGAGTATCTATATAGACAAAAAGAGTTGACAGCAATCACCGGCAAAAATGCAGATTTACAGAAAAAAGAAGAAGAAGTTAGAAGAACTCAGCTGGACTATAATTTAAAGTTGGGCAGACTGGTCGGTGATGCAAAGGATAATGTCCAAGAAGGTTTGGCACTTTTTGGTCAAGTAGCTGGCGCTGACGGTGTCAAATACCTTGAAGAGTTTTTTGCAACCGGTGGCAAAGTGATTAGCAAATCGGCGATTAAATTTCAAGCAGACATGCCGGACATGGCCGCACTTGGGGCTAATTTGATGGAGAGCGTCAATCAAAGCAGAGGAGATTTTAGAAAATCAGCTGGTACTCTATTTAAAGAGGCTGGGCCTGCGCTGATAGCTTTTGCAAGAAGTCAGGAAGAGATTGCTACAATACAAAGAGCTGCAAATAATGAAATTCTTGGAGTACGGGTTGCTACAGCGTCGGCAACGTTGAAAGGGGCTGCTTTTTTTGAAAATCTACCTGAAGCACTTGCAAAGATGGAAGCTGATCGAAGAAACATGGAAAAAGGCCCGTTGGATCCAGCTACCAAAGCATTTGCAAATGCACAAGAAGCATTATTGAATAATCAAATGCTAATAGACAAAACGGTACTGAAAAATATGGAAAGTATGGGCGAAACTCTAAAACTGATGCATAGCCTACAATCAGGATTTATTGGATTAAATGATAAAGCCAATGAGCTTCTTAATAAAATTATAAAAGGTGAAGTTGGATTGGATATTGTAGATTTAATTAATAATTTGGGTGACAGTATTGGGAATAATATTAGAGAGGCGGCTAGTAGGTCGGAACGCCGCGCCGCAACACCAGATGGATCAGCAACTACACCGCCGGCCGCACCAGCAACTACACCAGCCGCACCAGCACCAGCAGCACCACCTAATCCACCTGGCCCTGTTTCACAATCCAGAACAACGCCAGACGCCGCAGAAGAAAGAGTTGCTGCGCAGCAATTAGAAATTGAAAAACTTAACAGAGAAATGGTAGCTATAAGAAATACTCCGCCACCAGTCAACGATGATAATGCCGAGACACAAAAATCCATGTTGGCAGTATTGAGAGATTCGTCAGATAAATTAGATAGAATAAGAGATGGTCAGGCCTAATCAGGTAAATATCTAACTACAGAGAACACCAATGAGCTGGAAAAAATATTTTCGAACCACAAATGTTGCAGGCGCACTAAGCCCAATCAACGGCGGTCAGTCACCGCAGTTTGGTTATAAAAACTATCAAAGCAATCTGCCAGAAGTTTATATTGGTCATCCAAATCGTATTGAACGATACAATCAATATGAGCAAATGGACATGGACAGTGAAGTCAATGCGGCCCTGGACATTTTGGCTGAATTTAGTACACAGGCCAACGACGACAATGGTACCAGTTTTGAATTCCATTGGAAAGAAAAACCCACTGACAACGAAGTTAAAATTATTCGTGAGCAGTTGACTCAATGGGTCAGCTTGAATGATTTGAACAAGCGTGTGTTCAAGATGTTCCGTAATACTATCAAGTACGGAGATCAATGTTTTATCCGTGACCCAGAAACATTCAAATTGAGCTGGGTTGAAATGAGCAAAGTGGTCAAGGTCATTGTCAATGAGTCTGACGGTAAAAAGCCGGAACAGTATGTGGTCAAAGATTTAGCACCTAACTTTGAGAATTTAACTGCAACTCAAGTCAATACAACTGACATCGGTGTTAACCATCCACAAGTAGGCGGTACCAGCGGTGGATATACTCAGCCCGCCACTCCATACAGCGGTGGCAGCAGATTTAGCCGCGCACAAAATGAACAGACTATCAATGCAGAACACATTATGCATTTGAGTTTGACCGAAGGTCTGGACTTTAGTTGGCCGTTTGGTAACAGTGTACTTGAAAATGTTTTCAAAGTATTCAAACAAAAAGAATTGCTGGAAGATGCTATTCTTATCTATCGCGTACAAAGAGCCCCTGAACGCCGTATTTTCTACATCGATGTGGGAAACATGCCCAGTCACTTGGCCATGGCATTTGTGGAACGAGTTAAAAACGAAGTACACCAACGCCGTATTCCCACACAAACAGGTGGTGGTCAGAATATGATGGATGCCACATATAATCCATTAAGCACCAACGAAGATTACTTCTTCCCACAAACTGCTGAAGGTCGTGGCAGTAAAGTTGACACACTGCCAGGCGGCAGCAATCTAGGTGAAATCACTGACTTACACTTCTTTACCAACAAGTTGTTCCGTGGCCTGCGTATTCCCAGCAGCTATTTGCCCACAGGACTAGACGACGGTACTAGCAATCCCAACGGATTCAGTGATGGCCGCGTGGGCACTGCACTGATTCAAGAATGGCGATTTAACCAGTATTGCATGCGCCTACAGCGCATGATCAGTGAGAAATTAGATTCAGAATTCAAGTTGTTTATGCGCTGGAGAGGCATTAACATTGACAGCAATCTATTTGAATTGAAGTTTAACGAGCCACAAAACTTTGCCAGCTATAGACAAGCTGAAGTTGACAGCAGTAGAATCGCCAGTTTTACACAGTTAGAAGCATATCCTTATCTAGCCAAACGATTCTTGTTAAGTCGTTATTTGGGCTTGACTGAAGAAGAAATGAGCGACAACGAACGCATGTGGGCTGAAGAACAAGGTGATATAGAAAAAGCACCAAGCGAAGCAGCGGGCTTGCGCAGCGTGGGTATTAGCCCAGGCGGATTAGATACTGATTTGTCAGCAGCTCAAATGCCAGAAATACCAGCGGCCGACGCAGGCGGCGTGCCAAATGTAGCCCCGCCAGGTGAAGCTGGAGCAGCTGGAGCAGCACCCGCAGCACCGTCAATTTAATCAAATTGGTTAAATAATACTATGCAAGTAAACGAATTATATGAGCCAACACCCGCAGGTTATCGCACTGACAAGCAAGATAACAGCACATATAATATGCACGACAATAGAAAACGGTCGAGCAAAATTACACTGGACAAGCTCAACAGATTACGAATCATGAACGATACTCGTAAGCTGGAGCACGAGCAAAAACTTGAAAAAGTTGGAGCCCAGTACAAGGCACCTGCCGCAGCCGCAGGCGGCCTGTAATTAGTCCGTCATAATCGTTCAAAAAATCCCCATTTAACCCCCGAAAACAATATATTCTGTAAATAACTATACAGAATTGCGTTTGCATATTTTAAATAAGGAACAAATATGAACAAGTATGAACAACTAATTGAATTTATTATTAATGAGCAAGAAGACAAAGCTCGTGAACTTTTTCACACTATTGTTGTGGAAAAGAGCAGAGAAGTTTATGAATCTCTCATTGATGAACAAGATCTAGAAGAAATCGGCGGAAACCAAGTTGAACAAATGGTTGACGAAATCACCATGGACGAACAAGGTGTTTCTGAAGAAGACGAAATGGGCGATGACGACATGGGCGATGACGACATGGGCGATGACGACATGGGCAATGACGACATGGGTGATGACGAGTCCGGTAATGGCGACATGGACATGGAACCAGAAATGGATCTTGAAGACAAAGTAATGAGTCTTGAAGACGAGCTAGAGTCTCTAAAAGCCAAGTTTGCTGAACTAATGGGCGAGCCAGCTGATGGTGAAATGAGCCCAATGGACAGCGGCATGGGTGATGACGACATGGGCATGGACAGTATGGACGACGAAGACGAAATGGAAGGCACCTACATGGAAGCCAAAGCTGCCGACAAAGCAGCAGCCATGAAAGACATTAAAAAAGACGTTAAAAAAGACGCTAAGAAAATGACCGAAGCCGAATGGATTCGCGAATATGTGGAAAAAGTTTCCGCACCTAGCAATCAAGAAGGCGCAGACAACACCAAGTCTACAGTCGCTGGTAAGAATGACATGGGCGGTAAAGTTGTTGGCGGTAGTCCAGACAATGCTGATCCAAAAGGCACACCAAGCAACAAGCCAAGCGGTTTGTTAAAATCTGGTGGTGATCTTATTGGTAAAACTCAGAACAGTCCTGGTGCTAATGCTGGTAAAACATCATTCTCTAGCAAAGCTCCTGCTGCAAAGTCAAGCGAAGAGTCTGGTACCAATGACAAGAGTCCTTTGGCCAGATAAGGCGTAAACAGCAATGTCATTACTGAGAGAGCATTTATCTTTTGACAACGCCAAGATGGAAGTCTTGTCGGAAGAAGCCGCGGACGGCAAAGGTAAGAATCTCTACATGAAGGGGGTATTTGTGCAAGGTGGTGTTAAAAACGCTAACCAGCGTGTTTACCCCGTCGGCGAAATTACTGCCGCAGTAACGGCAATTAATATACAAATTAAAGACGGTTATAGCGTACTAGGCGAACTAGACCATCCAGATGATTTAAAAATTAACCTAGACCGTGTGAGCCATATGATCACAGATATGTGGATGGATGGCCCCAACGGTTTTGGTAAATTAAAAGTTCTTCCCACTCCAATGGGAAACCTAGTTAAGACTATGCTGGAAAGCGGAGTCAAGCTAGGGGTGTCGAGCAGAGGTAGCGGAAACGTTAACGAAGGCTCCGGACACGTGAGTGACTTTGAAATAGTCACTGTTGATATTGTTGCACAACCCAGTGCGCCAAACGCATATCCAAAGGCCGTCTATGAAGGACTTATGAATATGCGTAATGGTCACAGAGTTCTCGATATGGCTAAAGATGCCGGTGCAAATCAAAAGGTCCAAAAGTATTTGCAAGAGGAAGTAAGACGCCTCATCAAAGACTTAAAAATATAACAGGAGTATGATCCATGTTTGATGCTATCAAACCATTAGTAGACAGTGGTATCATTAACGAAGAAACCAAGGCAGCCATCAGCGAAGCTTGGGATTCTAAACTTAATGAAGCCCGCGATCAAATTCGTGCAGAAATGCGCAACGAATTTGCTGGCCGCTACGAACACGATAAAGGTGTTATGGTCGAAGCTCTAGACAAGATGGTCTCAGAAAGTCTCCAAGCAGAAATTCGTGAATTTGCCGACGAAAAGGCACAACTGTCAGCTGACCGTGTACGCTTTAACAAGCGCATGGCTGAAAGCGCAGGTAAATTTGATCAATTCCTAGTTGGAAAACTAGCAGAAGAAATCAAAGAACTGCGCGAAGATCGTAAACAGTATCAAAACTCCATCAAGGGTCTAGAGAAGTTTGTGGTTAAATCGCTGGCTGAAGAAATTCAAGAATTCGCTAAAGACAAGCAAGAAGTGGTTGAAACAAAAGTTAAACTTGTTCGCGAAGCTAAACAAAAATTAGCCAGCTTGCAAAAACAATTTGTTACTCAATCAGCTAATCTTGTTAAAGAATCTGTGGCCAAGAATCTAGAGTCAGAAATGACTCAACTAAAAGAAGACATTCAAATTGCTCGCGAGAACAATTTTGGTCGTCGTCTGTTCGAAGCTTTTGCTAGCGAATTTGCTATTACTCATTTAAATGAGAATACACAAATCGCTAAACTAACACAAGCGTTGAAAGAAAAAGAACAACTGATCTCAGAAGCCCGTACAGTGGCCGCTGAAAAAGCTGTTTTAGTTGAATCCAAAGACCGTGAGATTAAAGTAATTAAAGAATCACAAGAGAGAGAAGCTACTCTAAACAAGTTGCTGAAGCCTCTTAACAAAGAGAAGCAGACTGTAATGGTTCAGCTTCTTGAGAATGTGCAGACCGAGAAATTGAATTCTGCATTCGAAAAGTATCTACCAGCAGTTCTAAACAACTCCACACCATCAGCAGTTCAAAAACCTGCAATGTTGGCTGAG